ATAGAATGATGTGCTATTGTACCAACGTTCTTTGCAACTTCAGCTAATGCAAAATTACTAGAACTTGTTCCTGTTACTTTATAAATCTTTCTTTGGCAAAATATAAATAATTCATCCCTAAATACTTTTAATCCTGTAACTACATCACCAACTTTTATTTCACCACCACCTGTATCAAAGTCATCTTCTGTAAATGGTCCTGAAAAAATAACACTATGTGTTGAATTAGACATTCCACCATACCACATATGATTAGCAAATGATTTTACATATTTAGGATTAGTAGGTGCAGTTCCACCACCTGTTGCATTTATAATATCTTCTGTATAACTTGTATCTAAAGTAAATGCTGCAGCTTCTCCTGTTGCAATTATAATTTTATTTGTACCATTATAATTATATTTATCAAAATCATAAGTATAAGTTGTGCCTTTACTTGTTGCTCTTGATGTCCAAGATCCACTAGTTGTTCCAGTACTAACTGTACCACCTCTTGCCACAACAAGAATTCCATTAAATATAGCTGACATTTGTATTCTTTCAGCTGATGAGGCAACTTGAGGTACTATTGTAGAATTATATTTTGTAGTACCATTAATTCTTCTATATCCACCTTCTACTGATGGTTCAAAATTAGTTAATTGCAGAGCTTCTCCAGGCTGCATATTATATACATCCTTATTAAGTATTAATCCTCCCCCACAACTTGCTGTATAGGGAGATATTCCTGAAGTATCTGGCATCTAATCTCCTAAGATACTACTCTAGTACCTACATTTGTTGCAATACTTTCTGATATTACATCAGTTCTCATGTAGTCTGCTGAGTGAGTACCATAATCTAATTTTAATAATTTTAATTTTCTTTGATAGTCTCTATCTGCTAATTGTGCATGTTCAGGATCTGATCTTAACATATATACATAGTATTTAGCTCTATCTACTATAATTGAACTAAATCTATCAGGTAATCCCATATTATCACCATGTGCAGATAAGTCTGTATGTGTTTTATAATAATCATAACTTACTGTATATTCACCTTCACCTGGTATAGGACTTAATATAAATGAACTATAATCAGGTTTTCTAACTACTTTTAAAGGTTTACCATAAGCACTACTTTGATTGACATCATCAGCAGGTTTATTAGTTTGTAAGTATGTATCATACGAAATATATGTTAACTTACTAGGTGTAATATCACTTCTAGATACTCTTATATAATCTACATCTAATTGTACTGAAGATGCTTCAACATAAACATAAGATGTTGCTGCTGTAGCAGTAAAAGTTGTATCTAAAATATTACCTTCACCATAATTAGTTACACCAATTGTTGTATTTAAATTTTGTGTTCCACCTGCAGAAGTTCCTACTCTTACTGTTAAAGTAGTAGCAGAACTATTTGGGCTAAGAACTCTAACTTGTATTCTGTAAGTTTTATTTTTTACTGTAGAAATAGATTGGTAAGCTGCTGAATTATTTAAATTTAATCTACCATTTCCACTACTTGTATGAGATGGTGATCCATCACCAGTAGTCCAACTAGTTATATTAGAAGCAAATTCTCCATTAGTAATTAATTCTGTTGGCTTTAAAAAAAAAGACTCAAAGTCTACTCTACGCATATCTGATGGAAAGTCATATTCACCATCACCCGTAGTAAGAGCTTGAGTCGTTGTTGTATGTAATAGAGGAAGTTCAGCACCTTCATTATAAATATCATGAATAGATTTATTTATAAAATCTTTAACAGCTGTTTGAATACCTCTACTACTAGAGAATGTAGTTGAAGTTAATTCAACTTCATTTAATTCTCTTAAAATTCTATTTGATAATACTAAGTAAGTTGTTGCCATTATTTATTCTTTTTTATATTTATTGGTATAACTTTAAGTTTATTTTTTTTAATAATATTACTAATTCCTGGGTAATCTTTAGCTTTACCTTTATAAAGTATTCCACCTTTACCAAAATGTTCAGCAACAGTAGATTTTTTATTTATCTTAGCAACTTTAGTATTCTTACTAGTTTTATTAGAATAGTTTTTATTTTTATTACTATCAGTTAAAGACATTATTCTTCCTCTTTGTTAATATTATCATGTACCGAATGTTCGTACTTAATTAATAATTGTTTAATTCTAGATTCAGCACTAGATAATTGCTTTTGCAATTCTGTAATCTGCTCTTTAAGTGCAGAATTATCAGATTTGTATTCTTGAATTACTTCAAGTAGTTGACTTTTCTTTTGAAAGGTCATCTAGTAATTTAACAATCTTATCTAATTTTTCAGATTGTAAATTTACCTTATTCTCTAAATTCTGTACCCTCATCTCTTCTTGAGAAGGAATAACTTTTTGACCTGTACTAGCATTAGTCTTTTGTCTTAAATCATATGTAGCCATTTTATTCTCCTAGTTAATAAGGGGTGTTTATTAAGGGGGATATAAATACCCCCCTTAAATTATTTATTATTATACTGCCGTATCGTGTTGTGTACTTGTGTTTTGATCAGATTCATCGATACCTGATACATCGCACATAATAGCCCAAACACGGATTTTGCCCGCACTTGAAGCTGCACTTAATACTAATACGTCAAGAGTATCTGCTGCTGCTGCTACGTGTCTTGCTGTAGCTGTTAGGGTTGAATACCCTGTAGCATTAGTGTCTCCATCTGTATAAATATCAACATCTCCACCTGTGATTCCAAGATCAAGAGTTACTGAACTTGAACATGCTGTAATTACTTCAATTCCAGCTTCCATGATCACTGTTTCTGCAGGTATGTCCATAGCTTGAAGAACATCATTTTGTGCTGCTCCTGAATCGCCATTAACTGCTGATACGTCAATTGTGTTTTCTACTAAGTAAGGTGTTCTGCCATTAGACGGATGTCCAGCAGTACCACCAGCACCTGTTACATTGTAAGTTGCCATAGTCTATCTATTATCCTCCTAATTAACCTATTGTTATAACGCCAGAGTAAACTGCATCTGATCTTAGAATTTTTCTTCCAAAAACATGTAGTCCTCTAACGATATCTGAGAATGAATCAGGGTCTCTGATAAGTTCTGTTTTCGCAATATGATTTGCCGTAGCAACTGCACCTTGGTGCCCATAAAGGAAAGCATATTCATTAGAACCTGCTGATCCAAAAGTTTTAGATGAAGCTGCTCCACTTGAAACCGCAATTGCGTTTGTAGAGTAAAGTCTAAACCCAAATAAAGGTCTATCTGTTACCATACCATTTCTCATAGATGATGCTCCACCATCTGCCATTACTGATTGGTCCATAATTTTAGCACCTGCTTTTCTCAATTGCTTGTAAAAAGCTGGTGGTGCAACGAACCATCTGTTTTCTTCTGGTACATCATTACCATCAAGAACTGTCTTAGCAGCTGATATAACATCTGCTAATGTGTCTACAGCAGCATCTCCATCAATTGGCGAACCGTCTGTTCCAGTGTTCGCAGCTGATGTTGCCGCATTGTCATAAATGTTTTTTAAAACATTGTAGTCATAGTTTCTCTTAAGTGAATAAGCACCTGAAGAAGTTGCAAGAGCTTCCCAATTTACGTGTGATTGTCTTTCTTCGATATCGTCTACTTTAAACGCAAAGTATGAACCTTGGTCGACAGTAAGTTGTAACTTATCATCTGCCAATGTTTGTGTGTTTACAGTTTGACCTCTCGCATAATCACTTACAGTAATTGAAGGCTCTTTCACGATATTTACCGTGTCGCCAAAATTTTCAATTTCTCCAGCGTAATCAGTGTTAGTAATATCTTCAACAACTGATGCACGTCTGAAAAATTTTTGAACCTTTTGACTATATACCGCTGGTACCCAATTTCCCGAAGGTAAATTTTGATAACCAGACGCTAGTCCCATAGTAGCCATAGTGTTTGTCTCCGATTATATAGTTATTATTATTATTAAGGTTGGATTCTACCTTCTCTTACAGCTTTGTCGATTTCTTCTTCGTATTTCGCATACTCATTAACAGTCATTTTACTAATTTCAGCGTTAGACCAAATTTTCTTTTT